CACCTGACGCAACGCTTTCGAGTCCTGACAGACCCGATTGCGCGCTTCGTTGATGTAGCCGGTTACTTCAGCGGCAGACCAGAGGAGCCCGTTGGGATCGTGCAGCAGGTTGTTCTGCACTTGGGACAGGTAGGTGCTGAGCGCTCCCACATTTCACTGCCCTAGTGGTTCCCGTCTTTGATCTTGCGCGAGGGTTGATCGGGAGCCGCAGCCGTCACGGCTCCCGTCTTCCCACCACCTATAGGCGAGGGCACCCGCGCATCTGGTGATTCTGTCGACTCCGGCAGTTCCATCTGTGGAAGGCCGGAATTCTCTTCCGGTTTCCGCAAGCGTAACAAATGCGGGAACGGCGGCACTTCTTCGAAACGTACCTGCGTCCGCAGCGTATCGAGTCCCGCCTTGGTGTCGCCGCTAGATGCTACCCAGCCGAGACGCAGCAGCGCCGGCATCTTGTCCTGAATTTTCGGGTCGTCCGATCGCTCCGGTAAGCCGAAGCCAAAGACGTGACGCGCGACGTCCATGTGGACATCATTGGGGACGTTGTGACGGAAAATGTAATTCTCCCCGTCATAACGGCCTTCGATGTCCACTCCGGTCGTCTGCGTGACCCGAATGAAGTTCTCGACGTGTAATTCCAGCTTCGCCATGTGCCCTTACCTCGTCATCAATTGATGACGTTGAACGTCGATGTCGCTGTCGTGCCGTTCGCCCAGACGGCGCCACCGGGAGGAGCTATCCACAGCTGACCGTTCGTAGACGCCGACACCTGATCACGCCACGTCGGCGCGGTTCCCGGTGTCCCCGATGCCGGCGTTGACTGTGGGTCAAGGATAAAAGCGTTGTTGTCGGTGTTTACGCGCACGGCACAGTTCGCTCCGCAGCGCGCGTTGACCATGGCTCCCGTCAGCTGCGGCGGCGGGAACGGCGTCACCACGGTGGAAATAGTCTGCGTGGGGCCACCCGCGAAGGATGAGCCGAAACTGGCAAGGAAGTTGGGGTAGAAGATCGGGATGACCGTCGCCGACGTCACGGTCGCTGCCGTGATCGTGCAGTAGAACGTGAAGGTCGTCGTCGAAGGAATCGATAGGATGCGGAAAACATTTCCCACCAGCACCCCGGTTCCGGTAATGGCAGACGTCGAGCCACCGAAAGTGATGAAGTAATTCGGCATGACCCCTGCCGCCGGAGTGAGCGTCAATCCATGCGCAGCGTTCGATGTGAACGTAGCGATATTGTTCGACGCCGCATAAGTCGCGCCTACGCCGGCCGGAATTACGAACTGCGTGACAGTCAGTTCCGGTTCTAGGTCTGACCCCTGATAGGGCAGTTTAAGGTCTGACATTCGTGCACTCCATCAAATGGTCGCAAAGGTGAACTGCGTTCCCACGCTGCCCACAGTTCCGACGCGGCCGGTTGTTCGCGGCTTGGCGCACACCAGTTCAAGCAGTGTGACGACGCCTCCGATGTAGCCGATCTGATACACCGGCAACAGAGATTCAAAGCCGGTGAATGAGAAATTCGCCATGCTGTGGAAATACAGTGCCGTGTAGCTGGAATGCCAGATGTACATGATCCCTTCTGGGCAGTACGGATCGGCATAGATCGGCACTCCGCCGATGTCCAGCGCGCGGAACAGCGAGCGTGGCCGATCAGCATCCGTGTCGAATCCAGTTCCCGGCAGGATCTGGTAGGACTCCAATCCCTGATAGTCCTGCTGAACCAGCTTGAGCCACGTTCCGAGCCCCAGCACCGCCATGGTGGGCATTTCGGACCCGTATTTGTTCACGCCGACAAGGTATTGCAGGATCAGCGAGCGCGTCGGCGCCACGCCGCCTGCGTTGTACACCTTGGCTTGCCAGAACGTGCTCGTCGACCGGCTGATATTCCCGTAGGTCGCAGCATTCGTCCCGTCATCGAATGCCGCATTCAGGCCAATCAGCTGCTGGGCATTGCTGACGTTAACGAACAGTGCATTCGATAGCACGTCGACCGTGCTGTTCGTCGCGTCATTGAATACTGCTTCGATGCGCGGAATGATGGCGTGATCCGCCTGCACTGCACCCTCAAATCCGTAGAACGGGATCGGAGTGACCATGCCCTTGAGGTTGAATTCGGCCGGCTGGATGCCCTGAATGTTCGCCGGCTGGGAGAATGACCCGTCGAATCCCACCCACTGCGGGACTGTCAGGGCCTGACCCTGCACGGGCACAGTGACGGATGAAATGCCGCCCGAGGCGACTTTCGCGTGTTGCATCAGGGCCGCGAATGTCGGGCTCGCGTTGTAGATTTGCACGTACATCGTCGGCACGAATGCACGGCGGGTAATGGCGGAGTATTCGGTGAAACTCGCACCAGTTGGCATTATCCCCGATGAGAATGGCATAGACGGGCACTCCTCACGTCAGACCGTGTAGCCGGCCTCGTGCTGGTGCCCTTTGTAGTTGTCGGCCTGACTACGCCCGCTTGCGCTGCGCAATCAGTTCATTCAGAACCTTGTAACCTTCCGCTTCCCGCCACTTGACGGGATCGTTCCACATCTCTTTGAGATTGGGAATCTTGAACGGCGCAAACTGTTCTGGTGTCGGCTCAGCCAGATGCTGCCTCTGCTGTACTAGTTCGATGATGATGCCGTAACCCTCATCCGTCGGCGGGATACCGTGTTTTTCCATCAGTTCATTGACCATCTTCACATCAAGGCCCGCTTCCTCGATGCGTTTGTGCTGACGAGCGAGGTTCTCGCGCGCATCACGTTCCAATAGACGTTTTTCGAGTTCGGCTACTCTTGAATTGGCGTTCTCTTGGGCTTTGCGAGCCTCTTCCTTGGCGGCGATATCGGGAAACGTCAGCGTGCTGTCTTTCTTCTGCAGCAGCTTCGCCGTCGCCTCGCGCGTATCAGGATCAACAAGCAGTTGCCGGGTCAACCGGCCGATGTTGAGTTCAGCCCGTTGCTCTTGAGAAAGGTTCTCAAGGCTCGCGTCGTTCGCCACGTTACTTCACCGGCACCGCGCGTTCAGTCGAGCCCGGTTTACCGAGCGTCGCCGTCGATGAGAAAAACCCCCGCGCATTCCCCGATGTCAGGCCACCGAATTCAGCGTAGCGACGCGGATTCATAATGTTTCCGTGCGCTCGCTCGTTGGTAAGCGGATCGCGTATTGAAAGCCCATCTGCTGGCATGAAAAGACGTTTTTGAGCAGGCATTGTTATCTCCTACTGAGGTCTACCCGGCGGGGCCGGGGCACCACCACCTCCCGGCGAAGGAGTTTGTGGGGCACCGGGACCGGCGGCTCCCGGTCCCGCGAGCGTCGCCAGCATACGCTTAAGTTCTGCCGGCGAGAACTCTTCCGAAACATCCTCATGGTCCCCGAAATGCTTAATCAGGCTAGCCATGGTTTTCAATACGTAGTCGCCATCTTCGCTGGGCCCGAATTTCCCGCACGCGCGCATCAGAAGTTTGGTCGCGTGATAGACATCCAGCTTTGCAGCTTCCGTTTCGCCCTGCGGGGACTGTGGGGTCATCATTCCGGCGGCGGCGGGGGCGTTGCCGACATCTTGCGGTGTCGGTGTCTGTGCGCCCGCTGGCCTTGGATCTTGCGGCATGGTTGGCGCGAAATCTGAACCTAATCAAGGATCCCTGTCAAGAAAAAGGGGGCGCCGGAGAACGCCCCCTCATTCCAGCTAGCGGTGCTTTCGACCGCGACGACCACGACGTGCCATGTGCGTCTCCTCTCTATCAACGTGCCCTTATGCCGTCGCTATTGCGGGGGCATCTCCCCGCCGCGTTGTGGCGCACCTTGAGGAGGAGCGCCTTGACCATTGGCCGGCTGTCGGCCCTTAGTCGCTTTGAGCATCTCAATTTGATGCTCCTGTTGCGCGGCTTTGGCCTTGGCCGGCTCAATGTCTTCCTTCAACCGTTTCTTTAGCAAGTCCCGCTGCGGGATGTCAAGTAGTTCAAGTGCCGATTCAGGATTGATGACCTGCCGGTCAAGCAGCGCGAACACGCGCGCCTCGTGATTCTCGATGAAGATCGGCGAATTCGAATGCCCGTCGACCTTCGCCTCAAAGTCTTCCGGAAACTGATGGGGGAAGAACCTCACTCCATCAGCCTTGTCCTCCCGGTACTGGCGTTTGTCGTATTTGCGCAGCAGCTTAACGATCAACGTCGCCACCTCATCCAGCGAATCTTCGACGACAAGAGCGCGGTCCTTCGCGCGAGTCGAGCCCATCTGAGAGAGTAGCTGTGCGTGACCTTCACTCCTTACGCCGGGAGCGCCGCGCCCCTGATTTACCGCAGGCAGACCCGACATTTCGTTGAACATGTCGTCGATCGCTGAGACGTCCTTCCAGATGTCCGTCGGAATGGTAGGTTGCTCGACTTTGATCGCGGACGTCGCACCGTCGAGAGCCAGAATCCCGCTGGGGGTGTCGAGTGCCAGTTGCATCTCGTCAGGAATGCCACCCATAACACCTGTAACCCCGGTCGGTGGATGAGCCTGTTTGCGTAACAGATGGCGAATATCCTCGATGCGTTCATTGCGCATGTCCTGCAGCGGTATCAGTTTCTCCGTTTCTGAGTGTGCCCAGAAATAGTCATAGGCCGGATTCAGGCTGAACGGCACATATGGCAGGGTATTGGCGACGTATATCCTCTCGATAGGCCGGTCCCAGACTATTTCTGACGGTTGCATGATCGTGACGACGCGATAATCGGATATCGAATCGTCATAGACATACAGCTCCTGCATCTCCACCAAGTCCTCACTCGTGATTGGCTTGTACATGGACTGCAGCGGCGTCGCCCACAGTGAGGCATTGCCGGTTATCGAGCCGCCAGTGATGTTCGTCACGATGAGTCGGTCGATCGGACCCGCATTGGTGCCGATGTCTTCCTGATGACCGGCCTGTGCTGCTGCCACGATCGCCGCCGCCCGGGGATGGCAGCCAGCCATCAATTCATTTTCCAGCTGCGACTTAGTGAGGTAGTACGTCTCGCAGAACGCTTCCTGCGCGTAGAGCCCTACCTTATCTTCGCGCAGTACGCCGACGTTATTCGGCTCGACCAGATGCGACTGCACGCATCCGTCGTCGTCCATTTCGCCGTTCGCTTGTTTGCGCCTCCATGCCTTCCACCGCAGCTTGAGAAACATCATCCCGTAGCAGCCGGCCCAGCGCAGAGCGTTGCGCACGTGCTGGTCGATCGTGTTGTCATGCCACTGCTGGTGAAGCTCATCCTGCATGGGCACGATCTTGTTCGTCTCATCGAAATTAACCGACGGGCCGAATCTCAGAGTAAAGCGCGTCGTTTCCGGCGAGAACATGAACGACGTCAGCTGGTCTATGTGCGGGTAAATCTTGTTGTATCTGGGCCCGTTCGAAAGCCCGTATTCCATCGTGCCAAAGAGGTAATAGGCACGCATCGTCTTGTAGAACTGCCGGCGCGATTCACGGCTGGCGTAGCACTTGACGATCAAGTCCTGATAGAACTGGAAGCGTTCCATAGGACTCGTGGGAATTTTCATTTCGGCTTCACCATCCGCGTATTGTTTCGGAGAGCAGCCGAC